GGTCTGATGCTCGAACTCGTGGGAATTCTGGCATCTTAAATATTCTCTCAAAAGCGTCTTTAATGTTCATTTGCATAGTCGTACCACATAGAGACAAGTCCTTTTAAACAATCAAGACCATCTCCTAGCTTTCGACACCCTCCATTAGTTACTTTAAAAATTGTTCGTACTTCAGTTATTTCTTCTGTAGAGCCAATGATTACGAGGACTGTAAACTTTGGAACTCTTGATAGAGCCTTTAAGAGAATCTGTTGACCAATAGAAATAGACTCATTAGGTCTTTTCCACTCACCAACTAGAAAGTATCCTTTCCTTTCAAACAGCATATCTAGGTTAGATGGTACTGCTCTTGGGTTACTTTCTATCAATCCCTTAAAGTCTCTAAAGTCTATATGCGTAGCGTATTTGTTACGCATTAGGTTGGGGTACTTACGTTCGTCCGACATTGCTGTCCGCTTTCCCCCATAACTCAAAATGGCGCATCATCCTCATACACAACCTTTTTCTTAGGCTGCACATCTGCGTTCTTATTCTTGACAGACAAAGACATGAACTTAGCACCATCTTTGCTGACCTTAATCCATGCAGACAACCAGTATTCTGTGCCATCTACATTGATAGACCCCTTGTAATCAGGAAACTTTGCATCGTCTTTTCTATCGTTCTTAAAAAGACTTCCTCGATTAGTGTTGTCGTATTCCATAATTAACCTTTCGCTTTCTTTAATGCGCTTCTTACTTGACTAGGAAGCAAAGTCCATAAAGCTACCTTTTGGTCTGCTTCTAAGTTCTCTGATTCCAACCTTACCCAAGCTGTCGTTTGGGAATTTTGCTCACACATAGCAATTAACTCAACTGCTAATTCTCTGAGATAATCTTGCTCATCTTTTGGTAGGCTTTCCATTGCGCCTTGTGTTGGCGTAATGATTACCTTTTCTTGTGGTGCATCTTCATCTGGCAAGTCTTGACCAGCATAGATGTATAGACCCAAACCATGCAAACCAAGTGCTTTTGTCATGCAGCGCATAATGGCTGTGTTAACCGCAAACGCATCACACTCAACCCGATACTCTTTGCCGTACTTGGAGACTGCTGTATAGCCTTTAAGAGGGATTGCTTTATTGCCTGAGTCCATAACTGGCAACTGGCAGGTCATTGGCTTGTCAAACATTGTGACTGTCACCCAGACCATTGCTGTGCCGTTAATTTCCATATAGCACTTGCCATCAAACATCTCTACCTTAAAGGTAGCTTTAGGGTCTGCTTTGAGAGCCTCTGCCCATGCCCAAGCCCATGACAGGTAGGTTAGGTTGGCTTTCTTTTCTGTGTGTTCATTAACATTCGTCTTGAGTAGTGCTTCAATTGACATTTCATTCTTCCTTTAAATATTCTTTAATCATTTCTTCTTTGTCTTCTTCGTATAAATCCTCGAAAGGTACGAAGTGGTTTTCTGAGCAGCAAACATATTTGTCGCCCTTGGGTTCTGTGCAGTAACAACAGTAGTCATCATGTGACAAGTCCTTGATTGCGTCTTCTCTGGTCATTGGATTCTTTCAATGGACTTAGCTACAAGCCACTTATCACCAAGCTGGCGCACAGACTTGACCCATTGTTTTTGATAGCTTCTGATGACTTGTGGAGGTGCATCGTAAGTAGCGAATATCTTACGGACATGGATTAGGAATCGTGTGTTCATTAGCCTCTCCATGCAAGCATTACACCGATACCGCCAAAGATGATGACAGCGAGTGTCCACTCTACGAGTGTTTGAATAATCTTACTTTTCATTTGGTTCTCCTTATAAGACTGTCAAGTTACTAAGAATTGAAGCCATATTTACAGGCTTGTTATCTTTGTCGTATTGAGGCAAGTCTTCAGGCCATTGCAATAATCTTTTAAGTTCTTTGTACTCTTGTTCAGATAACTTAATTGTTCTTGCATCTTTGCTTTGCGTTTCTTCATTCATATCGTTCTCCTTAAAAAGACCCTCACAATTTGCTTGGGCTGGTATCTATTGTATAGCAATCTAAACAAGTGTCAACAGCTATTTTCTAAGTACTTTCCCTAGTGTTGTATTTTGTTAACTTTGCTATACTGTTTGGATGGACATTAAAAAAGCTATCACACTTGCTGGCTCACAGAGTGAGCTTGCTCGTATCCTTGGCATAACTAGGGCAGCAGTCAATCATTGGCAGAAAATCCCTCAGTTACGCATTTATCAACTCAAAGAACTCAGACCAGATTGGTTTAAATGACTCAAGCACAAGTAATCAAAGCCCTGCAAAATGGCTCACTCACATCACACGAAGTTGCTAACCTGACTGGTATGCCACAAGCCACAGTCCTATGTACTGCTAAGACACTACGCAAACAAGGTAGGCTGACAACAGAGCAGGTCAAGGTAGGCAGACATTGGGTTGCTCAATACACCTTGGCTGATAATGAAATAGAAAAGCAAGACAGCAATGTAAAAATCATCTGTGGCATCAAGACCTATGGCATCTTTACAAAGGCTGAATATGCCCAGATGAAAGCGCAAGCTACTCGATTGCTTGGCAAAGATGTAAATAAAGGCATTACAAACCATCAAAGTATTTGATACAATAATTTGAAACACGGCTAGGTTGGACTAATTACCCAACTGAAAAGAGTTCACCCTTTCTCCTGCCGATTGTTTCTTTCCAAAGGGCGTTTTAAAGCGGTGAAAAATTATGGCTAATCCGTGGTTTCGACTCTATTCAGAGTTTGCACATGACCCAAAAATTCAAATGCTTCCAGAGGCTATGCAAAGACGCTATGTCATGCTTATGTGCCTTAGATGTAGCGAAACACTTGAAACGTTACATGAAACAGAGATAGCGTTTCAGCTACGCTTATCTGAAACAGAACTCATTGAAACAAAACAACTGTTTGTCAGTAAGAATTTTATTGATAAGCAATGGAATTTATTGAACTGGGATAAACGTCAATTTGTCTCAGACTCAAGCACCATGCGGGTTCGCAAGTATCGAGATAAAAAGAAACAACCAAGTAACGTTGATGAAACGTTACAGAAACGTCAAAGTAACGCTATAGATACAGATACAGATACAGAACAGAAGCATAAGAAGACAACTATCGTTGCAACACCTGAAGGTGTTTCTGATTCTGTTTGGCAAGAGTTCAAAAACTTGAGAAAAGCCAAGAAAGCACCGATTACCCAAAGAGCAATCGACAAGATTTCTGAAGAAGCAAGCAATGCTGGATGGACACTTGAGAAAGCCTTGGAGGAATGTATTGTTCGTGGTTGGCAAGCATTTAAAGCTGATTGGGTTGCCAAAAAAGCAAATCCTGCTGACATTGTGAGGCTCACAGTTCCATCAAAGAATGAGCCTGACCCTGCACTTGAGAAAATTAAGGCAGACGAAAAGAGGGCTGCACCTATTCCGCTAGAAGTTTTGGCAAAGATGGCTCAATTGAGGGCTAAAGCATGAAAGACTTATTTGGTGACGAAGAATTTGATTGGAAGAAGGAATGGGTTGGTATGCCTGAGTTTGTCCAAGATGATTTGACAGAGATTCACAGCATTACAGTCCACTTCCTGACAACAGAAGACATGATTAAGTTTTCTGAGTTGATTGGCAGAAACATCACGTTCACAACCAAGAGTGTTTTGTTTCCAGTAACCAAGACAGAAAAAAAGGTGTGGATAGATGAATCCTAAACACCCTGTTTACATTGTCTCAAAAGGCAGATGGGAATCTCGTCTGACAAGCAAATCATTTGAAGAAATGAAAGTTCCTTACTTCATCGTTGTTGAAGAACAAGAGTACGAGAACTACGCTTCTGTCATTGCACCAGAGAAAATCCTAATCCTTGATAAACAATATCTGCGTGATTACGATACTTGCGACTCGCTGGGTAACTCTCTCGGGGTAGGGCCTGGCGCAGCACGAAACTTCTGCTGGCAGCACTCCATCTCTCTCGGTGCTTCTTGGCATTGGGTTCTTGATGACAACATCGATGGCTTTTGTCGCTTAAACCGAAACGAGCGTCACGAAATAACTTCTGGGACTATCTTTCGCATAGCAGAGGACTTTGTTGAGCGTTACGAAAATGTCTCTCAAGCAGGGTTTGAGTATCGCTTCTTTGCTGGTGGCAGCAGACGCAAAAAGCCTCCTTTCCGACTTAACACAAGGATTTACTCCTGCATCTTGAACAGAAACGATGTTCCTTATCGCTGGAGAGGACGCTACAACGAAGATACAGACCTGTCATTGCGTATGCTCAAAGATGGTTGGTGTACTGTTTTGTTCCAATGCTTCCTGCAAAACAAAGCTGCTACTCAGACCATCAAAGGTGGTAACACAGCAGAGTTCTACGAGAAAGAAGGAACTTTGCCTAAATCACAGATGCTGGTTGACCTGCACCCAGATGTTTCAAGACTTGCGTTTCGCTATGGCAGACACCATCACCATGTCGATTACAGTAGCTTCCAAAAAAATCAACTGGTACGCAAAGAAGGAATATTTCCAGAAGGCATAAACAACTATGGGATGAAGTTGGTATGAGCCACTACGAAGCAATGAAGCTACTGGACAAGGTGCGTGAAGGCGTACCATTTCCGATACACCTGATAAACAAAGCATTGGAACTGACTGGTGACTTACAGCAGACGTAATGTTGAAAGCCCAAGCGATAGGGTAATTCTCGAGCAAGCAGAGGCTCGGGAACTCTATCGTAACTGGGAACAAACAAAGAATCGTGACCTGATTCGTGCAAGGCTGGAACGAGCAGAACGAATCTATGGCTCTGGCTCACGAGACAGAATACGAGCATACATGGCACAAATGAGAGAAGGAAAACTGGAATGATGCAGATAATGTTCACAGTTTATGGAGAGCCTGTAGCTAAAGGCAGACCAAGGTTTGCTAAACGAGGCAACTATGTCCAAACTTATACCCCTGTCAAAACAAAAACCTATGAAGATGAAGTGCGCCTCCTTGCTACAAAAGCAAAAGGCTCAGGAAGCACCCTAGAAGGCTCTGTGAGCGTTTTTATTTACATATCGTTCTCTGTGCCTCAGTCTTACTCAAAACGCAAACGAGAGGCTTGTTTGTCAGGTGAAGAAAAACACACCAAAAAACCAGATTTAGACAATGTTGCCAAAGCAATTATTGATGGAATGAATGGCGTAATTTTTAAAGACGATTCTCAGATAACTAGTCTCCATGTGACCAAGGTTTACGCTGAAGTTGGAAAAGTAGAAGTTTTGGTGAGGGAAGAAGAATGAAAGCACCTTACAGGGCAATTGAGTTTATTTTGGAATACGCACCTGTCTATGCGAAAGCCAAGGCACAGCGTATTTACCTTGAGGAATTCCGCAAGACTAAAAAAGCCTTGTTGATGAAAGATGCCCTATCCAGAGGAGTGGATTCTGGAATAGCCCAAGAGCGTGAAGCCTACGCACACATTGAATACGCTGACCTACTTAAAGGATTGATGGTAGCTATCGAGCAAGAAGAAACTCTAAAGTGGAAGCTGACTGCTGCACAAATGAAAGCTGACATTTGGAGAAGTGAGCAAGCAAGTGAGCGTCTTGGCGTAAAAACAACCGAATAAGTATAAACACCTAGTAAATATCTTGTTTAGTTTGCTATACTTGCATCAGCCCAAGCAATTCGCAAGGGTACTTTTAAGGAAATCAAAATGACATTCACAGTAACACGCACAGTAGTCAAAACTTCAACAGGTTATGTTGTTAATGGTGCTTTCAGTTGCATGATGCGTTTAGACGAAAACGGCAAAGTGGTTTACAGCAACATGAATCCTCATGCCAAAGAATACAAAGCGATGTATCGCACTTTCAAAAAATCAATCTAAATCAATAGGGGACTTAGTTCCCCACTTTTAAGGACTAAGCAATGAAATACGAATTTGACACAACTGTTGGTGAAGGCTCTGTAGTAGTTACTGTTGTCATGGAATACGAAACAGATTCAGAAGGCATCTATGGCGAGAACATTGAAGACATTATTTACGAGAAGGTAAGTGTGCTTGGTCTGTTCTCTGCTGAACAATACAAAGAATTAGAGATTGAAGGCTGTATGCGTTTGTCTAAGCACATCTTGGATGAGGCAGACCATGCTAAATCCGTTGACTACGATATGAGAGATGTCTAAACAAGCCGTTTGGCGAATCATTGTTATTTCACTAGCGACTTTTTGGTCGCTGGTGGTTTACTTCATAAGGTCTTTTTATGATTAGCGTCACTATCTACACAAAATCTGGTTGTCCTAATTGCGTGACAGCCAAGAATCTACTCAAGACTTTGAATATTGAGTACAAAGAGATTGATATTGAGACTGGTGACAGATTTGCTAACTTTGTGGCGCACTATCCAGATGCTAAACAGATGCCACAGATATTCATTGGTGACCAAAGAGTAGGTGGTTTGGCAGGGTTACAAGCTGCTTTAAAGAAGTTAGGAATGACATGAAAGACGAAGCATTACGCCTTGCATTGGAGGCGTTAGAAATGTTCTGTGAACACGGAGCAATCTTGCGCCCAATTGAAACTAGAGACGCCATTAAAGCCGCTTTAGCAAACGAAGCATTAGAAAGAAAAGCCGAGAACGCTAGAGAGTTGGGGCTGGATTATGCGCCACTAGAAGCGAAGGATGAAACTGCTCAACAACGAATGAATAAATTGCCGTTTAACGATTCTTTTGAAAGAGATGAAGCGGCTCGAAATATAGTTCGTGAATTTATGAGGAATCATTGATGACCAAAGACGAAGTTACAAAAGCACTCAGACGAGCCTATAACCTCGGTCAAATTTATTGGCAACAGGCAGACAGCGAATACATGAGCCAGCACAAGAAAGCCGACCAGACTGAGGCTAAATTCCAAGAGTTGCTGGAGACAACATCTGCCGCACTAGAAGCGAAGGATGAGCCTGACCATTCAGATGAACTGACGATTGCTTATATGTCGGGTCTTCATCGTGGCAAAGAAGTAGCACAGCGCACATGGGTCGGGCTGTCGGATGATGAAGTAGACCAGTTCCATAACTGGAAAGATTGCACATGGTCAACCAACGAACTTGTGCGTTATGTTGAAGCCAGACTCAAGGAGAAGAACACATGAGTAAAGGTTCAACTGGTCGTCCATTTTCAGTAAGCAACAAAGAATACGCAAGCAGATGGGATGCCATTTTTGGTAGAGACAATGAGAAAAAAGACGAAACGCAAATTCTGGAATCTGATAAATCCCATACAGCACGCCATCGTGGGGGCAGCGATAACACACAGGGAGAAGTTGGACAAACTCAGAATGATGGAGTATTCCGCACTTGAGGCGATTATCAAGGGCAGAGGAACTATCCATGACTGGCGCACTATAGTGGATGTGCTTAATCTGGCAGAGACGATGGGGCGAGCAGGGGTAGGGCCTGAAGTGTTGCCAATATGCGAGAAGGCACAAGCAAGCCTCCATAAAGCAGCAGAACGCTATGGCACAACAATGCGTATTGTGCTTGATGGAGAGGGTATCCAAGCCTGTCGTGATTTGATTGAATTTGCAGACTTGCAACAGTCCAGTATCCCTCGAAGTGAGTTTGAGCGATACATTCAGAAAACAAAAGACTACATTCGTTCACATGGAAAACAGGTGGTAGAGATTGAATAACAACCCAACCAAACGTGAAAGACTACATCTAGCAAGGATTAAAGAACTACCTTGTGGAGTCTGTAACGCTTCTCCTCCAAGTGACGCGCATCATGTTGTTCAACATCACCAATACCTTTGTATTCCTTTGTGTAAGGATTGCCACACAAACAACTTCCTTGGTTGGCATGGGCAAAGGCGTAATTGGGCTATTTTTAAACAGACAGAGATGTCTGTGCTAAACGAAACCCTTGCAAAACTCATTGGATAGCGCACAATGGTGGAACTCAGTTGCCATTGAGTACTTAGAGGGACTATACGTTCCTCTTTTTTTGTGCGAAAATGTAGCAAACTCCATGAGGATTGCCATGAGCGGCTTGTTAGAACCTTCAGTAAAAATCGAGATTGAGATACAAAACCAAGAGAAGAAGGGTGAAGCCTGTCCAGTTGCGACAGGTGATGTAGCTGTCAATCTTGAGAATCGTGAGAAGGCGATTGAGAAGGCTAACTATGGCCCTATGAATCCAAACGATGCGAGTATGGATTACTGGCGTGAAATCTCTCGTGCATGGCGTATTGCCCCTGCACAAGCAAAGAAGTCTCGCTGTGGTAACTGCGCTGCTTTCATTCAGACACCTAAGATGCTGTCTTGCATTGAATCTGGTCTGGATGACAACGAGATGGACGCATGGGGAGTCATTGATGCTGGTGACTTAGGTTATTGCGAGATGTTTGACTTTAAGTGTGCTTCTAAGCGTACCTGCGAAGCATGGATTAGTGGTGGGCCAATTACTGAGGAGAAAGAATCTCCAGAAGCCCCAGAAATGACAGAAGACGAATAAGCAAAACGCCCTAAAGACTGCGAATCTTAGGGCGTTTTTAACAAGACAACTATGAAGGAGTTGAAATGTCTGGAAAAGAGTATAAATTAACAATCGAAAGATTGCATCAAGTTTTAGATTACAACCAAGAAACTGGTGTGTTTATCTGGAAACATAGAGATAGGCATAAAGACACAATTGGTCAAGTTGCCACAAAATCTCATATGTACGAGTACCTTGGTATTTGTATTGATGGCGTAAGGTATCCCGCACATAGGCTTGCATGGCTGTATGTGTACAAAGAATGGCCTAAAGTCATTGACCATATCAATGGCTGTAAAACAGATAACAGAATTGAAAATTTGCGTTCAGTTTCAGAAAAAATAAATACACAGAACATACGGAAAGCCAGAAAAAATAGTTCTACTGGATTACTTGGTGTATATTTTTATCTTGGAAATTACAAAGCGTGTATAAGAAAAGATGGGAAATCATTGCATCTAGGAACTTTTCCTTGTAAAGAATCTGCTTATGAAGCATACTTACAAGCAAAACGTAAATATCACGATGGTTGCACTTTATAGGAAATAATCATGGGTACTACCAATAGCCAAGCATTAGAAATGATGCAAAAACTTATGCAGAAGAAGACTAAGCCCATGCCTGTCAGGGGTGAGCGTACTGCAAAGAACAAAGCGAAGAAGCCTAAAAAATGATGGGTTTGTATGCCAATATCGCAGCCAAGAGGAAGCGAATCGAAGCGCAAAAGGCTGCTGGTAAAACTCCAGAGCGTATGCGTAAAGTTGGCTCGAAGGGTGCGCCAACTGCGTCTGCGTTTAAGCAAGCAGCTAAGACTGCTAAAAAGAAATGATTAAGCGTGGCACAGAGCAGTTTTCTGGCTACAACAAGCCTAAGAAAACTCCTAACCATCCAACCAAGTCTCATGCTGTTTTGGCAAAGAGTGGTGAGGATGTGAAACTAATTCGCTTTGGTCAACAAGGCGTAAAAGGCTCACCTGATGGTAGTAAGCGTAACGAAGCATTTAAGGCTCGTCACGCTGAGAACATTGCCAAGGGTAAGATGAGTGCTGCGTACTGGGCAAACAAGGTTAAGTGGTAAGAAAACAACAGGTGAACAAAAATGGCTGAACTAAGGGCTACTCCTTACGCTAACCCATTAACAGGGTTGTCCAACGATGTTATCCAAGGCTTGCTTGGTTACATGAAGGACAGAAAGCGAACACAGCAGATGCAAGGTCTAGCTGGTTTGCTTGAAAGCACAGGAATCCCTAAGACAGTAGAACGAGCAGCTTATGCTGAAAGTCCTACTGGTCTGCTAAACGCATTGACCAATGTAAATCGTGCCAATGTGCCATTGCTAAAGCCTGAGACTGCTGACGCATTGATGACGCTATCACCAGTACCATCAGGTGCAAATAAAGCTGCTATGGTTGCTGGTAAAGCAGGTGAACGTTATGCCGAGAAGGTAGTTCCACAGATTCTTGAGCGTGGTGGTTTACCTGCTGAGATGGTTCAAGCTATGGGTACGAATACTCGTAGTTTGCTTGATGTTTATCATGGCACACCACATACATTGCCTCCAACATCAAAAAATCCATTGGGTGAGTTTGATGCGTCTAAGATTGGTACTGGAGAAGGCGCACAGGCTTATGGTCATGGTATTTATGTAGCTGAAAATCCTGCTGTTGCTAAAGATTACACTTTTTTAGAGCAGAATTGGTTTGATACAAGTGAAGCAACATACAAAGGTAAGCCAATTGATTATTGGTATGACAAAGCACAAAAAGACATAGACCTTGCTTATAGAACAAAAAACAAAGCATTAGAAAAAGACGCTACTGCTAGGGCGGCTTATTGGGAAAACATAATGACCCATAGCCATCCTGAGAAAGTCTTACAAACAATGACAGACCCTGACTATGGTTGGGATGAAGCAGCAAAGTATGCGAAATCTATTGATTTAACAAAGTTTAAAGGTATTCCTGATGCTGGTAATCTTTATAAGGTAGATTTGCCTGATGAAAAGATTGCAACAATGCTTGATTGGGATTTACCACTAAGCAAACAATCACCACAAGTTCAGGCTGCTGTTGAGAAACTTACAGGATTAAAAGCTGATACAGCAAAGATGGGTGAATTTGAGGATGCGTTACTTAATGCACTCCAAGGTGGCTCAACAGAACTACCAAAACAACCATTAGACCCAATTGGTGCTGACTTATATGCAAAGTTTATTGGTGGTGGAAACGAAGCTGCTGCCAGAAAGCTACAAGAACTTGGCATAAGTGGCGTAAAGTATTTTGACCAATTCTCAAGACAAGAAGGTAAAGGTACAAGAAACTTTGTGCTTTTTCCAAGTGAAGAAAAAAATCTTACAATTCTTGAGCGTAATGGTTTATTGGCAGACCAATTTCAAGCATTACCAGAAGAAAAGAAAAGAGAAGTTCTAAGTCTGTTAGAATAAAGTATTAACTTAACCTTGACCAACCCTAGAGGAGTCAAACATGATTGAAAAACAATCAAACATTTCACATCGTGGTGGCGCACGAGAAGGCGCAGGAAGACCTAAAGGAAGTCTTGATAAGGGCAATGCAATCCTTAGAGAGATGATTCTGGAGGCTTTAGAAGGCGCAGGAGGCGTAGCTTATCTAATGGATAAGGCAGAGAGCCACCCACAGGCGTTCATGGGACTAATCGGCAAAGTCTTGCCACTTCAGGTAACTGGAGAAGAAGGTAAAGACATTCAGATAAGCGTCCAATGGCAGAAGTAATTGAGATTCCTTACGCACCCAGAAAACAACAGCTTGCTATCCATGAACTGATGGACAGTAAGCGTTTTGGTGTTGTTGTTGCTCATAGGCGCATGGGCAAGACTGTCTCTGCGATTAACCATCTAATCAAGGACGCTATCCTCAATCAGAAGGAAGCACCTAGATACGCATACATTGCACCTACCTATGGACAGGCTAAACGAGTGGCTTGGGACTATCTCGTTAAGTATGCTGACCCACTAGGAGGCTCTAGCAATATCTCTGAGTTGCGAGTTGACTTCTGGGGTAGGCGTATCCAGCTATATGGCTCAGACAATCCAGAAGCCTTGCGTGGTCAGTACTTTGATGGGGTAATCCTAGACGAGATTGGTGACCAGAATCCTAAGATTTGGACAGACATTATCAGACCTGCATTAGCTGACAGAAAAGGCTGGTGTATGTTCATTGGAACACCTAAAGGTCACAACCACTTTAAAGAACTGCGAGATAGGGCAGAAACTGAAGATGGATGGGGATTGCTAGAGTTCAAAGCCTCTGAAACAGGGGTGGTGGATGATACAGAACTGAAGGCTGCTCGTAATGAGATGGGTGAGGATAAGTACCGCCAAGAGTTTGAATGTAGCTTTGATGCTGCTGTAGAAGGCTCTTACTATGGGCAAATCCTCAATGAACTGGAAGACAAGCACCATATGCAAGAGATTCCCAGAGAGGAACTGAGCCGTACATTTACAGCTTGGGATTTGGGTATGGGTGATTCAACTTCTATCTGGGTGGCTCAGTTAGTAGGTACTGAGGTGCGTCTGATTGACTATTACGAGAATCATGGTGTTGGACTAGACCACTATGTGAAGTGGATTAGGGACAATGACTATGCAAAAGCAGAGCATATTCTGCCCCATG